CCTTGTATTTGACTTGGAATCGGACGGACTACTAAATGATGTTACCTGTGTCCACTGTCTGGGCATCTATGATCTCGACACTAAGCAAACGCTTGTCTTCAATGATGAAGGTAGTGAGCAACCTGTCTCGAAAGGTATCCAACTACTTGAGGATGCCAATGTCCTTATTGGTCACAACATTGTCGGTTATGATTTGCCTGTTATCCGTAAACTCTATGCTTGGTTTACCCCCAACGCTAGGGTTATTGATACTCTGGTTCTCAGCCGCATTTATCACGCTGACATGCTAAAGACCGATCAGAAGCGTAAGTGGAATAACATGCCACCTAAGCTTTTAGGTCGTCACTCACTTGAATCATATGGATACCGCCTTGGTGTTTACAAGGGTGAGTTTGGCAAGGACACCGACTGGAAGCACTGGTCACAAGAGATGCAGGACTACTGCATACAAGACGTAAAAGTAACACAGAAGTTATGGCAACATTTCCACCCATACCTGACTTCATCCAACTAGAACATGATGTCGCAACAATCCTCACCAACCAAGAGTTACATGGATGGTACTTTAACGAAGATGCTGCACGGGAACTTGCACAAGCTCTCTATTCCGAGCTTGATGGCCTTAATCGTGTACTACGGAAGCGGTACCCTTACGTTGCAGGACGCGAATTTACTCCGAAAAGATCTAACAGAACCACAGGTTATGTAGGTGGCGCTACTGTAACCAAACTCAAGGAGTTCAGTCCAACTAGTCGTGATCACATTGCATGGGTCATGAAGAACCTACACGGCTGGGTACCTGATAAAGAGACAGCAAGTGGCAAGACTGCCATTGATGAGACTGTTCTCAAAGATATCGGTACAGAGGAGGCACTGCAGTTCTTCCGTTGCCTTGAGTTAACTAAGCAGCTTGGCATGTTGTCTGAGGGCAAGAATGCTTGGCTGAAGCTGACCAAAGGTGACCGTATCCACCACCACTGTTCGGTTGCTACGAACACCCACAGGTGTGCACACCGTAATCCTAACCTTGCACAGGTCCCGAGTGATCTTAACTTTAGGAAGTTGTTCACAGCTAGCCCTGGTATGGTCATGGTTGGTGCTGACCTAGCAGGTATAGAGCTTAGAATGCTAGCGCACTATTTGGCTCGATATGATGGAGGCAGGTACGGAGACGTACTTCTCAACGGTGACATACACCAAGAGAATGCGGACAAGATAGGCATATCACGCCGACTTGTCAAGACTGTAACATACGCCTTTCTCTACGGAGCTGGCGACCAGAAGATAGGACTTAGTTATGACCAAAGCCTTTCCCCGAACAAGGCAAAAGAAAAGGGGGCCGAAATACGAAGTGCTTATGTTGCTGCCATTGACGGCTTGGATAGTCTTCTTACCGCTGTTCGTCAAGCAGGTGAGCGAGGCTTTATCAAGTCCATAGATGGTAGAAAGATCGCAGTAGATAGTCCACACAAGGCACTCAACTATTTGCTCCAATCAGGTGCAGGTGTAGTTGCTAAGCGGTGGATGGTTATCGCTAACAATACTTTCTTCCATAATCACACTCATCAACTTGCATTTATCCATGACGAGTTGCAATGGGAAACCACACCAGATGCTGCTGAGATTCTCAAGCTTCACCTGGAAGAGTCAGCTATAGCTGCTGGCCAATACTACAACCTCCGTATCCCTATCGCTGCCGAAGGGAAGATCGGATCCACCTGGGCAGATGTACACTAATTATGGCCACCAAATCAAAGACTGCACTGGGACGTGTAGAGTTCAAGTCCCGTGCTAAATACAAGCGTACCCGCCAAGGTAACGGTACTCGATCACTCCCATCTCATGGACGTAAGCTTCGTCGAGGTCAAGGTAAGTGAGCCTACTCATTGATGCTGACTTCATCGTTTATAAATGTTGTGCTGGAGCCGAAACAGAGATTGACTTTGGAGAAGACCTCATCGTTGTTACCTCCAACTTCAAAGAAGCATACGAATATGTCGAGCGAGAGTTATATAACATCGCAACAGACCTTGGATGCTTCGATGACTCTATTCTGTTTTTCTCTGATTCTGTTAACTTTCGTAAATCTATTGATCCAGCGTATAAGGGACATCGAAATCGAAAGAAGCCGTGCGGCTACAAAAGGGTCATCAACAAACTCAAAGAGGAGTACCCCGTTGTTGTGATGCCTACGCTAGAGGCTGATGATGCCCTAGGTATCTACGCCACTAAAGAGCCAGGACACATCCTTTGCAGCCCCGACAAGGACATGCGACAGATCCCTGGGCAGCTCTATGACCTTACCGATGGAGTGGTTACTGTAGAGCCTGAGGAGGGCCGTAGGTGGCACCTCATCCAAACACTTGCTGGTGACCAAACAGATGGTTATGCTGGTGTACCTGGTATTGGTATCAAGCGTGCTGTTGCTCTATTCGATAAGGAGGGCTACACCTGGGATACAGTAGTCAAAGCATTCGCTGAGAAGGATCTTGGAGAAGATGTAGCTCTCATGAATGCCAGACTTGCTAAGATTCTACAATGTGATGACTATGATTTCACCAATCAAGAACCAAGATTTTGGACTCCCAGCTCCAGTGTTGGAGTTGACGATGGAGCAGCAGTTCAAACTCAAACAGATTGAGAATGCACTGCGTGATAAAGACACTAAGCTAGAAGATGTAATTACTATCTTCATGGCTCTTCAACGCCAAAACTTTACTCTCTGCAACACAGTATCCAACCTAGTTAAGAAATGGCCAACTCAAATACCACAGGTCCCAGTTACTACAAGCGAGGAAATGTTGAAGTTTGGGACTTCATCAGAGACCAAGGGCTGAACTATCACCTTGGTAATGCAGTTAAATATATCTGCCGTGCTGGCTTCAAAGACAGCCGAGTAGAAGATCTTAAAAAAGCAATCCACTATCTTCAAAATGAGCTTGAAAGTATCACCACAACAGCAAGCAAAGGAGTTCCGGGCTGGTTTCCAAGTAACGAACAGTACGAGTCCAGCTTCACGGACTATGCAGCGGACTTTGATCGTTGAGGAGTTTAAGGAATTCCTTGATGCAGAGAACCAGTTGCTTCTGGGGTTCGTAGTAAACGCTACCGATGCCCTTAAAGAGCTAGCTGATCTTGTCTATGTCTGCTATCAGTACGCAGAGAACCTAGGATGGGATCTCGATGAAGCACTCTACCGTGTCCACCAAAGCAATATGAGTAAGCTTGGTGAAGACGGTAAGCCTATCTACCGAGAGGATGGTAAAGTCCTCAAGGGTCCTAACTATCAACCACCAAACCTTAGTGATCTTGTCTAGTATGTCCACTGATCTTATTGCCCGTACTGGGCGTGTTCAATCTTGGATCGATGATCCTACCTCACGACTCCCTGTGTCGTGTACAGTATTTGTAGTAGAGGACACCATGGAGGGTCCTAATGGAATCGAAGCCTCTTGGCGATTTGTTTCGCACGCTCTACGCTATGGAGCGGGAGTTGCAGTCCATCTATCTAAACTGCGGGGACGAGGAGAGGAAAATAGTAAGGGCTTGGTTGCATCAGGTCCCGTATCTTTTGCCAAGATCTACTCGACCTTGAATGAAATCCTCCGTCGTGGAGGTGTATATAAGAATGGCGCTGTCGTTTGTCATTTGGATCTCAATCATCCAGATGTCCTTGAGTTTATTAACGTTAGTCGGGCTGATCTACCTTGGGTTAAGCGTTGCGTCAACATTAACCAACATTGGTGGGGTGATGCGACCCAAGAAGTTAAGGACGCCCTCCTTGAAGGAATCAAAAAGGGTGACATCTGGCTCAACAAAACAAAGGTAGACAAGAATGGGAATCGAATCAGGGGTAACGTATGCTTGGAGGTTTACCTGCCCTCACGCGGAACCTGTCTATTGCAACATGTTAACCTCGGCGGATGTGAACTCAATGACATTCAGGGTGCATTTGTCAACGGAATGTCCGAGTTGTGCTCACTCCACGGCAAAACAAACGTTGGAGAAAGCGGAGAGTACCTCCCTTCAGAGACTGATCGCCAAGTCGGTCTCGGACTCCTTGGGTTGGCAAACATGCTTAAGCAGCATGGCGTAACTTACAAGCAATTTGGTGAGGCCCTCAAGGATATCAATGATGGACAGATGGCACAGACACCTGCCCATATCCTTGCAGCTGAGATCAACGCTGGTGTTACTGCAGCAGCACATACCGCTCGTATCAACAAGATGGATCGAGCGTTTGCTATTGCACCTACAGCGTCCTGTAGCTACCGTTATAAGGACTTAGGTGGGTACACTACCTGCCCTGAGATTGCACCTCCTATTGCCCGTCAGGTAGACCGTGATAGCGGCACCTTTGGCGTCCAGAGCTTCGACTATGGTGATGTAGAGATCGCCTCTGAAGTTGGCTGGGAGAACTACAAACGAGTTGCGGATGGTATTGTCCGACTGCTCGATTCTACGGGACTTCTTCATGGATACTCATTTAATAGCTGGTCTGATGTGATCACCTATGATGAGGCATTTATTGAGGAGTGGCTGGATAGCCCCCAAACATCTCTTTACTATTCACTCCAAGTGATGGGAGACGTTCAGGATAAATCCAGCGCATATGCAGCACTGGATGAAGCTGAAGTCGATGATTACCTGGAGTCTATTCTTAACTCAGCTCCTGATTGTAATTGCGGCGAATGAACCCTTATCAAAAACTACAAAATCGTAAGCGTACCTGGACTCCTGTTCAAACCACTGCTGGAACCGTTCGTGATGGCTCACAAGAAACTATCTACCGTGCGCTCGCTATGCGACACATGGAACTACCTGTGGGTGAGTTCATCAGAGATGCCATTACCACTGACGTTCCAGTTCTGGCGAGGGACCTACTCCAATCAAATATCAAAGACGAAGAAAACCACGATCTGGCTCTCAGTTACATTGCCAACGCGATTGGCACTGATGCTGAAGCTGAAGCAGAAGTCCTCCGACTTAGAACTGCTTGGGAGGCGCATCCTGATCACACAATCCTCAAAGCACTGGTGGCCGAGCGTGCAATTTTCTTCGTTCTACTCCCGTTCTTTAGATTTAATGGTGACGCTGGTCTTCGTACAGTAAGTGCAGACATCAGCCGAGATGAGCAAGTCCACGTAGCGGCTAATAGCCTTGTGTGTAAGGAGATGGGGTTGGAGATCAGTCCCTCCCTTGACAAGCTTCGTAAGGCAACCATTAACTGGGTTATGTCACCTCTCAAGGCGTCTACCAATAAATATTTGGACAAAAAATTTTGGCTGGATGCTAGTGATCGCTTGATGTATGAGGGTAAAGCACCAGAGCTTTCTGATACAAAGCGAGCACGTATGCCAGCGTTCTTTGAACATGCGAACCCCAATTTACCCCAGTATGCTTGAGACGCAAGGTCTCCAGCTTACCTCTCTTGTGCAACAACTAGAAGAGAACTTTCCACCACTTAATCCCCACCCGGATGATTCACACTCATTAATTATGTACCGCTCTGGCCAACGTTCAGTGGTCGAGTGGATTCAACACCAACTCAACGAAGAGAACAATGGCTAAAAAGGCTAACAATCAAACAGCGACAAACAAACAGAGGATTACAACTAACGCCGCTGCAGGTCAAACTCAATACGAAGCTAATCGTGCAGCTAACGCTGCCGCTATTGCCGCTGGTGGTGTAGGAGGAACAAAAGGTTCTAGTATGCCATCTAATTATAAGTATACTGGACCCACAAACAATAGACAGGGTTTAGGTCAAGTCCTTAGGATTGCAGGTGCTGGTGACGGTATTGGTCGCAGGGATCTTAATAGTATACTTGAAGTAGGTAATAAAAATGTGTCAGGTGGACAAGTAGTCCAACGGCTTGATAAAATCAACGCTAGATTGGCAGAGAATGGCCTGGCAGGTATTAGGCTTAACTCTGGTGCCGCTAACATGCTAATCAAAGAAGCAGGACCAGCTTATGGTGGTATGTACGGACTTACTCAGAAACCTATGTTTGGAACTGGCCGCCTTGGTAGAGATCTAGAGAGTCGGCGTGGTACTCGTGCAACCATGAGTGATTACGGAGAAACTGCTGGTACTGAACCTAGGTTTATGATGGGTGGTACACAGCTTCGTCCTGGTGGCCGTGAGACTGTCCGTGGTTTTGGTAAACAGTATCAAGGTATGATGCCTGCTAGCACTACAGGTGCAGGAGCAACCGGTGGTGAAGCTGCAACAACTACGGCTGCTGCTACTACTGCTGCGCCTATTCCCACTCTTGAAGAGGAATCGCCAGCTTCTATTACAGCACCCATGTCTCCATTCCAAACAGCTCTTTCTAATTGGGCTCAAGGCTTCAGGAGTAAGAAGAGCAGCCGTCAGCAAGCGGGTCGTGGCGCACAGGGTTATGGTTCACAGATCGTAAAACCACCAAAAACTAACACACTTGGAATGTGATTGAATGTCAGCTAAAACAAGATACGATCATCTAAGTAAGTATCGTTCCACATTTCTCGACACGGCTGTACAGTGCTCTCAGTTGACACTACCTACTCTTATCCAACAGGATGATGATGTGGGTAGATCAACGAACCTTAGATTGATTACACCATGGCAAAGCGTTGGTGCTAAGGGAGTAGTAACACTAGCATCTAAGTTGATGCTGGCTCTACTACCTCCTCAAACCAGCTTCTTTAAGCTACAGATCGATGATTCAAAGATCGGTGTAGATCTTCCTCCAGAGGCACGATCAGACCTTGATATCTCATTCGCTAAGATGGAAAGGTCTGTCATGGAAATCATTGCAGCATCTAGTGATCGCGTTACCGTACACCAAGCTCTTAAACACTTGGTTGTTGGTGGTAATGCGTTGATCTACATGGGTCCTAAAGGACTAAAGCTGTATCCATTGAACAGGTATGTCGTAGATAGAGATGGTAACGGTGACATCTTAGAGATCGTCACACGTGAACGTATCAGTCGTAAACTTCTAGCACCTATCCTCACTGCTGCTCTTCCTGTTAATTCCCCTGGAGAAGATGGGGCTGACAACGAGGAAGATGTAGATGTTTATACACATGTCAAACGAGACAACAATCGTCTTGTATGGCATCAGGAAGTCTTTGATAAGATCATTCCTGGCTCTCAGGGTAAGGCACCATTGGATGCTAACCCTTGGTTAGTCCTTAGGTTTAACGTTGTAGACGGTGAAGCCTTTGGACGTGGTAGAGTGGAGGAGTTTCTTGGTGATCTCCGTTCACTTGAAGCTCTTATGCAAGCTCTCGTAGAGGGCTCTGCAGTGGCCGCTAAGGTGGTCTTTACCGTATCCCCGTCTAGTACTACTAAGCCGCAGACACTCTCTGCTGCGGGGAACGGAGCCATCATTCAGGGGCGTCCCGATGATATCAGTGTAGTGCAGGTTGGTAAGACAGCCGACTTCAAGACTGCTATGGAGATGGCTAGTGTACTAGAGCGTAGGTTGAGTGAAGCATTCCTTATCCTCAACGTACGTAACAGTGAACGCACTACAGCTGAAGAAGTACGTATGACTCAGATGGAACTGGAGCAACAACTAGGTGGCCTATTCTCGCTGCTGACTGTTGAGTTCCTAGTGCCTTACCTGAACCGTAAACTAGCTGTACTTCAGAAGACACAAGAGATCCCACGTATCCCTAAGGATCTTGTACGTCCTACGATTGTTGCTGGTATCAATGCACTTGGTAGAGGACAGGATCGAGAGTCACTGACTCAGTTCTTTACTGTCATTGCACAGACACTTGGACCTGAAGCATTGGGTACATACCTCAATGTAGATGAGGCTGTGAAGCGTCTTGCTGCTGCTCAAGGTATTGATGTACTGAACCTGGTTAAGTCCATGAGTCAGGTACAGCAGGAACAAGCACAGGTACAACAGCAAGCACAGGATATGGAGCTACTTAAGCAAGCACCTAACATGGCTAAAGCTCCACTAATGGATCCTTCTAAGAATCCACAACTATTGAATGGACCAAATGAACAAACAAACACCAACGAGATCCCAGAGATCGAGCAAGAAAGCAACATCCCCGGAGGAAGTCCCTTCGGTTGACACAGTTGATGATCAAACCAATCAAGAGAACGCTCCTTACATGAAGCGTACTAAGGTTGGTGAACCCACCATCGGTCGTTCCCCCGATTTTGTCAAGACAGTAGGTCTTGGAAATCTAACCGTTATCACAGCAAATGGCAAACGAAATTACACTTAATCCGTATGAACAAGCAGAGGGTGAGTTCTCTGCTGAAGAGCTTGATTCTCTGCAAGTTGGTGAACGTCTAGCTGAAGAAGAGCAACAGCTGTTGGCTGGTAAGTACAAGTCAGCAGAGGAGCTAGAACGTGGTTACCTTGAGCTACAGAAACGCCTTAGTGGCAAGGAAGAGCCTGAGGCAGAGGCACAAACAGAAGAGCCGCAACAAGAAGAAGAGTCTACTGAGGAGGAGGTGGATCTCTATGATACTATCATGGAGTCCTACCGTACTGGTGAATGGGATCCTGAGATTGTTAGTAAAGTCGAGGGTATGAGCCCTGTTGATGTTGCTAACATGTTCCTTGAGAAAGGTGGAGCACAACAGCCACAGGTACCACAAGCTACATCAGATGATATTGCACAGATCCAACAAGCTGTTGGTGGTGAGGCTGAATACCAGAACATGATTCAATGGGCTGGTCAGAACCTATCTGAACAAGAGGTGGCTATGTATGATGCTGTTATGGATCGTGGTGATCCTCTTGCTATGTTCTTTGCTGCACAGGCATTGAATGCACGCTACCAAGATGCTGTAGGGTATGATGGTGAGATGCTTACTGGCAGTGCTCCACGCAATGCTGGTGATGCCTTCCGCTCTCAAGCTGAGTTGGTAGCAGCAATGAGTGACCCTCGCTATGACCGAGACCCTGCCTATCGTGCTGATGTAGCCGATAAGCTTGAACGATCCAACATTCAATTTTAATGAACGACACTAACATCTTCGCTAAAGAACCCACCATGTACACCGACGAATCCTACACTGTGCCTCATAATGAGCGTGCTGAACTCCTCAATGGTCGCCTTGCTATGCTTGGCTTCGTGGCTGCTATTGGCGCTTATATCGTAACCGGTCAAATCATTCCTGGAGTATTCTAATGGCCTGCGGAAGCAAAGGACACAAAGGTAATGGCGGAAAGAAAAAGTAACGTCAGCCTTAAGATTGGTGTGCACAAATCACGCACTGGTGGCTTGACAGCTGCCGGTCGTGCCAAATATAACAAGGCTACTGGCTCCAACCTAAAGGCTCCACAACCTGAAGGTGGTCCTCGCAAGCGTTCCTTCTGCGCTCGTATGTCTGGCGTAAAGGGACCAATGAAAGATGAGAAGGGTCGCCCTACTCGTAAAGCACTAGCCCTTCGTAAGTGGAAATGCTAAATGGCTAAACCTGGACTCTACGCAAACATCCATGCCAAGCGTATGCGTATCGCTAAAGGCAGTGATGAGAAGATGCGTAAACCTGGTGCTAAAGGAGCACCCACTGTAGCTCAATTCAAACGTGCTGCTAAAACTGCTAAAAAGAAGTAATTACCATGCCTAAAGTCGGAAACAAAGAGTATCCTTATACTCCTGCTGGTAAAGCAGCAGCTAAGAAGGCAGCCGCTAAAACCGGTAAGCCTGTTAAAATGAAGCCTTCAGCCAAGAAGGGTTACTAAGTATTGGTAGTTCTGCCTATACTGCGCGTGTATTGGCAGAATTGTAGGAGTAAACAATATTAAAGTTCCTTGCTTTATTATTATGCTACCTCTTCTAACTACTCTGTCAGTGATCACGAGTTGGTATGGTCCAGGCTTTGATGGCCGCCTTACTGCTAGTGGATCACGATACAATCAAAATGCCCTTACTGCAGCGCACAAGACACTACCCTTTGGAACTAGACTTCGTGTTTGTTTCAAGCGGTGTGCCGTTGTTCGGGTAAACGATCGAGGACCCTACTACTCTAATAGGTCTCTTGATCTCAGTAAAGGTGCGGCTGATGCTATCGGTCTCACTGCCTCTGGAGTTGGGCGAGTTAAAGTAACACGTCTTAATTAACTTCATGACTACTGCTATTGCAGCCCCCCAGTCCCGGACTAACATCTGGGACTCTTACTTGAACTGGGTAACCAGTACAAACAACCGTCTTTATATTGGTCACTTTGGAGTCCTCATGATTCCAACATTGTTGGCCGCTGCTACATGTTTTATCATTGCATTCATTGCGGCTCCCCCTGTCGATATTGATGGCATTCGAGAGCCCGTTGCTGGGAGTCTTCTTTATGGAAACAACATCATATCGGGAGCCGTCGTTCCGAGCAGCAATGCCATCGGACTACACTTCTACCCAATTTGGGAAGCTAATTCACTTGATGAATGGCTCTACAATGGGGGTCCGTTCCAACTTACAGTGTTCCACTTCCTCATTGGCATCTATGCTTACATGGGACGAGAGTGGGAACTTAGCTATCGATTAGGGATGAGGCCCTGGATCTTTGTCGCATACTCTGCCCCGGTGGCGGCTGCTACCGCTGTATTCCTTATCTATCCCTTTGGTCAAGGAAGCTTCTCTGATGCTATGCCTTTGGGTATCTCGGGAACCTTCAACTACATGCTTGTCTTCCAGGCTGAACATAACATCCTTATGCACCCCTTCCATATGCTTGGAGTGGCAGGTGTGTTTGGTGGGTCTTTATTTAGCGCGATGCACGGCAGCTTGGTTACGTCTAGTCTTGTTCGTGAAACGACTGAAGAAGTATCTCAGAACTATGGATACAAGTTTGGTCAAGAAGAGGAGACGTATAACATCGTTGCCGCTCATGGTTATTTTGGACGTTTGATCTTCCAATATGCATCTTTCAATAATAGCCGTAGCCTTCACTTCTTCCTTGCTGCTTGGCCTGTTGTTGGTATCTGGTTTGCTGCTCTGGGCGTTTCGACCATGGCTTTCAATCTTAATGGTTTCAACTTTAACCAAAGCCTTGTCAGCTCTGAAGGGAAAGTGATTAACACTTGGGCTGACATTCTGAACCGAGCTGGTCTTGGTTTTGAAGTGATGCATGAAAGGAACGCTCACAATTATCCTTTGGATCTTGCTGCTGTGGATAGCCTTCCCGTGGCTCTCACGGCTCCTGCAATCGGTTGAGGAAATGCCGTACATGCGGCGTTGAGAAAGAACTAGAAGAGTTCTATAAGTCTGGTAGAAAAGGTAGACCTGAGGAGCGACACACCGAATGCAAGGAATGCACTAAAGCAAGAGTTAGGGCTAACCAGTGTCCTATTCGTAGCCGAAGTAACAGCCTAAGCCGCAACTATGGAATTACCTTGGAAGACTACGACAAGATGTATGAGCAGCAGGATGGATGCTGTGCTATCTGCGGGACAACCGAACCAGGTGGTAGGTGGAATCATTTTGCTGTTGATCATAACCATGAGACTGGAGCCGTTCGGGAACTGCTGTGTCAAAACTGCAATACGGCTCTTGGTCTTTTTCAGGACTCTTCCCGTATTTTACATTTAGCTGCAAATTATCTAGACAAACACAATGGCTAAAGCTACTCCTTTTGATCCGAAGAACTCTTCGGTATCTGCCGTTCAATACGTAACGAATCTCGCTGCTTCTCCTGCCTTTGCAACTGCATATGGTGAAGCTAATCAAACGCTCACTGAGATGAGCCCTAAAGGTGTTAAGGTACAAGCTGGTACGCTTGCTACCTGGCCGTAACCTTTAATAAGAGATTTCCTTATTAAAACTTGGATTGGAGGCACCTCAGAGTAGGACCTCCTTTTCTTTGGCTTAGGCCGGTCACGACCGACACCCTTTGCCATGACAGTCGGAGAGACGACAACAAAATGACAACAAAAATTCTAAGCGCTTAGAGAGACTACACGTAAACAACTCTCTCTTTAACTATTGTGGCTAACACTCTTGTAACTTCAGTCGGTACTATTAATAATACTAGTTCGACTCCCCTTGCTCTTGGTACTGCTTATGATACCAAGTACGCAACTTATCTGAAACTGTTCTCTGGCGAGATGTTCAAAGCCTATGAAGGCGCGACTATCGCTAAGGGCACTGTGCAGAGCCGTACCCTGCGTAACGGTAAGGCTATGCAGTTTATCTTCACTGGCCGTATGGAAGCGGCTTACCACGAGCCCGGTACTCCGATCCTGGGTAGTGGTGATCCTCCGGTGGCCGAGAAGACCATCGTTTGTGATGACCTGCTCATCTCTAGTGCATTTGTGTACGACCTGGATGAGACCCTGGCTCACTACAGCCTTCGTTCTGAGATCGCCAAGAAGATTGGTTATGCTCTGGCTGAGGCTTATGACAAGAAGATCTTCCGTCAGATCGCTAAGGCTGCTCGTGAAGCTCACCCCATCACTGCCGCTCCTGGTCCTGAGCCCGGCGGTTCTGTGATCCAACTTGGTGCTAACAAAGAGTATGACGCTCAAGCCCTTGTTGATGCCTTCTTCGAGGCTGCTTCTATCCTTGATGAGAAGAACCTGCCCAAGCAAGGCCGCACTGCTGTACTGTCCCCTCGTCAGTACTATGCACTCGTGTCGCAGGTCGACTCGAACATCCTCAACCGTGACTATGGCAACAGCCAAGGTAACCTGAACAGCGGTGAGGGTCTCTATGAGATCGCTGGTATCTCCATCAAGCGTTCCAACAACCTGCCCTTCCTGGCTGGTAACATCTCTTCCGTCAACGGTGAGAACAACAACTACTCCGGTAACTTCAGCACCCACTGTGGTCTGATCTACTACAAGGATGCTGCTGGTGTTGTGGAAGCTATCGCTCCTTCTGTGCAGACCACCTCTGGTGATGTGTCTGTGATGTACCAGGGTGACCTGATCGTGGGTCGTCTGGCTATGGGTTGCGGTACTCTGAACCCTGCTGCTGCTATCGAGCTGCAGTCGGCCCGCTCCTGATAGCTAGAGGTAATTACCAATGGCTACTCAAGCTACTGATGGCGTTGGGGTTACCACTAGTGCAACCTACTACCCTCGTCCTCCGATTGAACCCGGCCGTGAGGGTGGTACTGTTGTCAGTGTAACTCGTACTTCTGGTGGTACTGGTCAAGTCGCTGGCACTAAGGCTACCACTGATGATAACATCAACGGCACTGGCTGCACCCTTACTACTACTGTTACTGACGGTGTAGTAACTGGTGAGACTGTTGCTGCTGGTGGTGATGGCTATCGTGTTGGTGATGTGCTGTCAGTTGCTGGCACCACTTCTGCAACCTTTGTTGTTGCTACTGTTTCTTATACCAACTGAGGTAACCTCTAAATGGCTAATCTTTCTACTGCTGCTGGTGGTAATGGTGTGGCTGGCAATGTGAACTTTGCTACCCGTACCATCACTGGTGCATACGCTTCTACCTATGCTGATAACGGCAACCTGGCTGTCTCTGACAACCATGCTGTTCGTCGCTCTGTCTCCCGTACCCATGGTGGTGCTACCGCCTCTGGCGTGTTCTCGGAGACCCAATGTCTGCGTACTTCTTACTCTGGTGTTGAGTCGGATTCTCCGGCACTTGATGCCAGCCGTACTGCTGCTTAATTAGGTTTACTAAGGGGGTCCTTCGGGATCCCTTTTTTTTAATTCTTTTATAACATCATTGTTATGCCGATAACCAATAACGCTCAGGCTGAGCTACAAGCTGTTAATGAAATTCTGGCGTCTATTGGTCAGGCGCCTGTTACCACCATCGAGGCACAGACCATCACGTATGAAGATGGTACTACTGTCGAAGCTGTAATCAACCCGGAAGTTGCAATTACTTATGAGACTCTACAACAAGTCTCACGGGAGGTACAGGCAGAGGGGTGGTCATTTAACCGAGAGGTTGAATATCCACTTACTCCTAATACTAGCGGTTATCTGGAGATGACTGGTAGTATGCTACAAATTGATCTTAGTGATACACTAGCTAATAGCAACTATGATGCTGTTATTAGGAACGGTAGACTGTATGATAGGATCGGTCATACTGATGTATGGGATACGACCAAGACCTACGATGTAGATGTGGTCTGGTATTATGACTTTGCTGACCTTCCTCAAGTCTTTAGGGACTACATCACATCACGTGCTGCTACACGTTGTGCTATTCGTCTTGTTGGTGATGTGAACCTTACCCAGGCTCTTGCTTCATTTGAGACATGGCGTAGGGCTAACTGCATTGAATATGAATGCAACGAAGGTGATTATACTATGTTTGGCTTCAAACAAGGTGATGGATTCTACAATAGCTATAAACCATTCAAGGCTCTTGCACGATGACTTCAGTATCTCAACGTATACCTAACTTCATTGGTGGTGTTTCCCAACAGGCTGATGAGAAGATGCTGTTGGGTCAAGTTAAAGATGCTATCAACTGCTACCCTGATATTACCCTTGGTATGCTTAAGCGTCCTGGTGGTAAGTTTCTTGGTAAACTAGCTAGTCTAACTGCTAACACAGCTAACACAGCTGCATGGTTCAGTATGTTTAGGGATAACCAAGAGAAGTACATTGCTACTGTATCTTCTGCTGGTGTACCTAAGGTATGGAACATGTTGACTGGGCAAGCTGCTACTGTAACTTATCCAGCTGGTAAGCAAGCATCTATTGAAAGCTACCTAACTGCTACTGACCATCGCAATATCAAAACTCTTACTATTAACGACTTCACCTATATCGTTAACAGTGAGAAGACGGTACAAGCATTAGCTGCACCAACATATAACCAACTACGTCAAGCTGTTATCTCTCTGCTTATTGTAGAGCATGATACCAACTACACTGTTAGTATTAACAGAACTGAATACACCTATACAAGCCCTTCCAATACTGGTGGTACTAACCTAACAGTAGAGATCGTGATGAAGGGGATTAAAGATGCCATTGGATTTCCAGCCGGTCTTGGTCTTACTAAAACGATTGTTGATGGTGTCTTAGTACTAACAAGTACTGCTGACATGACTGTATCAGTTGCTGGTGGTAATGCTGGTACAGATGGTCAATACATCAGGGTATTCAACAACTCTGTCAACAACATCTCACGTTTGCCAGAGCAATGTACTAATGGACTCATTGCTAAAGTAGTTAATGTTTCAGGTGCAGCAGATGATTACTATGTTAAGTTTGTTGGCACTACTCTAGCTGTTACAGGTACTTATAGTCAATCTGGAACTACAGTAACCGTAACTACTACAACTGCACATGGTCTCAGTACTGGTAGGTTAGCTAATGTAACCTTCTCAAGTGGTAACGGCGTTAGAGGTACATATACTGTTACTGTCACTAATACCACTACGTTTACCTATACCTCAGGTACTAGCCAAACTACCAGTGGTAATGTCTCTGTTACTGGTCCATTTAACCATGGTTACTGGGAAGAGACAGTTGCACCTGATGTCAGTACAGGCTTCAATGCAGCTACAATGCCTGTAGCACTGATCCGTACTAGCCTCAGTCCCCTTACCTTTAGAGCTACCTTCTTGGATGGCTCTGAGACTATTAATAACTTCCCATTACTTTGGGAACCACGATTGGTTGGTGATGAAGAGACAAACTCTCACCCTACCTTTGTTGGTAATACCATTCAAGATATCTTCCTATTCAACAATAGGCTTGGATTCCTAACTCAAGATAACGTCTCTATGTCTCAAGCTGGAGACTACTATAACTTCTACCATAAGTCAGCTACTACAGTTACTGCAGCTGATCCTATTGATCTTAGTTGTGCTAGCATTAAGCCTGCTACTGTCCGTTCTGTTGTACCAGTTACTCAAGGTCTATTGCTATTTAGTGATAGCCAACAGTTCCTAATGGAAGCTGAGAATGGTGCATGGACACCTGCTAACTGCTCTATTAGCACCATCGCTAACTACGAATGCGATAGGTACATGAAGCCTGTTGACTTAGGTTCTACTGTACTGTATGTCAGCCGTAACCAGAGCTGGGCTAGAGCATTTGAGATCTTCGTTAGAGGACAACGAGAAACACCTACTGTTACTGAGACAACTAAGGTAGTCCCTGAGTGGATGCCACAAGATATCACAGACTCCGTAGGAAGTGCCCAGAATGGCCTGTGGGTGGCATCTGGTAGGACTTCCACCTCTATGTACCTGTATAGGTTCTACGAGCAGGGAGACGAGCGTCCTATGGCTGCTTGGGTGAAGTGGATTCTACCATCTAATGTCATCCATACAGCTATCCAGAATGATGTTCTTTATGTACTGACTAGCGGTAACGAGGGTTATACCGTAACACAACATAAGCTAGTACTTGCACCTAGCACTGGTGGCCTTATTAACATCCTAGGCAATACAGTTGACCCATACCTTGACTCATGGTGTGAGGTTACTGATGCTACTGTTGTATCCCCTGCACCACCTATTGCACCTTCTTATAACCAAGTTAGTGATGTTACGAAGGTATATCTACCTACTTATTTCAACACCACTAAGACTATCAGGTATGTGGTAGGTCTACTAAAAGGACTTACTCCTGGTAATGAATCAGGCTACAGCAACGTAGCTACACTCCTAACTGATGGTGGTGGCACATACTTCAACATCCCTGGTAATGTAAGTACTAACTTCATCTATGTTGGTTATGAGTACAACATGGAAGTAACCCTTCCTAGGTACTACTATAACATGGGTCAAACAGGTGTTGACTTTACTGCTGTTACTACTACATCCCGTATGGCATTCTATACAGGTCTTGGTGGTGAAGTGTTTTTCAACATTAAAGATCGTAGTAGAACTGAATGGTCAAGTATTGGTGGAGCTAGAATCGCTGATTTCTACATCTCTAACACTGCACCATTTAGGGATTCATTTGTCTATAAAGTTCCCATTTATCAAAGGCCAGACAACTATACAATGAAAGTTACTTCAAATACTCCGTTCCCTGTTAGTCTTGTGTCTATGCAGTGGGAGGGACAATACTCACCTGGCTTCTATCGGAGGACCTGAGGATGGCTTTTCCTATTGGGTTAGCTATTGGAGGTATTAGCTCCATCCTTGGTGGTCTAGGTGGCCAAGCTGAAGCTGATGCCCAGAATGCTGCTATAGAAGCTAAGTATAAATACGACTTGCAAGGTTGGCAGTTCGGTAAGCAACGCATTAAGGCTGACTATAGACACAGCAATAAGCAGTGGCGTCTTAACCAAAGAAATGAAGAGGCACTTGGTGCCTTTAAGGATGCTACTAATCTCCAGGATTGGCAGTATAACTTAAAGATTCAAGACTTTGAGTATGCCTCTCAGATGAAGCAATATGCTAAGTCTGAGCAGATCTACGGTCAGCAACTTACCTTCAACCAAATGGCACAAGCTGCTGCCAATGAAGCTGAGTACCGTAAACTGGAAGATGCTATGAAAGAGATGGCATTCCAGAACCAAGACATTATCATCAGGGCACTTCAAAGTGAAGGCGCTACTGCTGTTAAAGGTCAACAGGGTAGGAGTGCTGAGAAGTTAGAACAGGCTGAGTTTGCTGCTCTTGGTCGTAACCAAGCAATCCTTGCTGAGTCTCTGTTGAGTGCTAAGGCCGATTCAGCAGCTGCTATCCGTAAGATTGCCAATGATAAGTTCGGTGCTGATCTTGCAGCAGAAGCTAATCGTATGCTACGTCCCGATCGTCTTCCTCAACCGCCTAAGCCTCTTACTACACCACGTGCTGAGTATCTTGCTCCACGTAAACCTAAAGCGTTTGACTTCGGTCCTAGACCAATTAAAGGTGCTATGGCATCTTCTGCTGGTGCATGGATGGGAGCAGGTGCTAGTTTCCTTGAGTCTCACGGGCCAACTATTGCCAAAGGTTTGACTACAGGTAAGTGGGGTTAACACCGTTAACATTGAATTTACATAAATGGATCAAGTAAGTTACAGAGGGTACGCCCGGAGTATAGGTTTCGATCCTATTAAAGCACCTACGGAAGGTCTTGCTCGTATGCAAGAACGTGATAACCGTATCATACGTGGTATGGAGGATAACCGTAGGGAAATTAAACAGGTAAGAGACGAGTATGGTGCTGGGCTTGAACGTAAGTTCAGCATCGAAGCACGAGATCGTGATCAGAATTATCAGTGGGAAAAGAAGCTTGCTGAGAATCGTCAGGAAGCGGTCGGTAAAAATGCGCAGACACTTATTCAAAGTGAACTGCAACGTGGTAAGAATGCAGAAGCTGTATTTGATAGCCTAGCTAAGTTCAGCACTACACTTGCTAATGGCATCACTGAATACCGTAAACAAAAGGATGAGGCTGATAAAGTTCAAGGTGCAGTTCTTTATTCGACTGGCCAAGTATCTGATGAGGATGTCCGGAATCATCTTTTAGCTAAAACTTTATTAAAAACAACTGGAGAAGCCACTAACCAAATTATTGGTGGCCTGCAGGAACGCAATGTCAACCCCTACCTTGTTATCAATCTAGCTTCTAGTAACAAGGCACTTCATGTAGGTATAGTAGAGTCTTACGCTAGAAAAACTCTTAATGATTTTCCAGCAGCTGCTCAAAGTAAATTAGATGAGCTTGGTTTGATGACAGCCGAGCAACGTGAAGCAGCTTATCCCAAAATACTTGGTGATTACCTTAAGGAAAATGGTCTCCTTGATGTGAATCCACAACTTATGCTGGAACCACTACAGCGTGCCCGTCGTGGATATGATGGGCTTGTAGAGTCAGCTAAGCGCTCTGATATCCGTAATAAGTCGGATGATATTAGGTCTCAAGCGAAGCGACTGCTGGTAGAGAATCCTACTGGTGAGTCCTTTATGGAAGCATTCAATATGATTGCTACCACCTACGCTGAAGATGGAGCCACTCCACTTGGCCGTAGGGGTGCTAGGGATGAACTCATTAAACTCACCTCTGATACTACTCTCTTTACTGATCAACAGGTAGAGCAGATTTGGTCTAGTGCTATGACCGATCAGGGTAGCATGAAGGACCGCTTCAAGGCCGAGTATGATGAGCTTCTCACCAATCGACAAAAAGATAAGCAAGCTGAGTTTGCGCTTATTGAAGCAGCAACAGCTCGTGAAAACAAGCGTAAGGAGGATCAACTACTTGATTGGGTGAAGAACAACAACCCCAGTGAAGAAGAATTAACTTCTATTATTAAGGACTCCAAGGCTGCTGGTATACCTACTGATCGTCTCCAAGCTCACCTTGCCTTCACCACTGAGCAACAGAATGACGACTTCTGGAATAAGTATTTCCGTGAACAGTATGAGATGGGTACTCTTACTGCTGATGATGTAGATCAACCTGGTGTTCGCGTTGAAGTACGTGAAACATGGCGTACACGAGCACAGCAACTAGATCAACAACGTTCTGACTCTGGTATCAAACAAGAGACCATTAAGGCTGAACTTACTAAAGCACTTGAGCAGAACCTAATTGGTGATAGCACTAACCGTAGTGCTCACTATAGCCTACGTGGTGCTTCTGACTACGCGCTTAAGATCTATAACCAGAAGTTCCAGCAATACGCTAAGACGATGGAACCTGGCACTGCTGCTAGTAAAGCACGCCTAGATGTCCTCACAGCTATTGAAGCGAAGAAAGGCGCCTTTGCTGTTATCGGTTCTTCTCAAGCTAAGGTAGGTCAAACACAAGCCTTCTATGCTGCATTTACTCCTGGTAAGCATCCCGGTGCTCCAGCAGCTGTTGATGTTATCAGCTCTTCTGAAGTCATCAAGAAGGTGCGTGCTAACTCCAATGTAATCAACACTCAGGTACTTGCTAGCCCTGCTCTTCTTAAGGATATCGATAACCGTATCTCTAGCGGTAAACCGATCTCCATTCCTCAGATCTACACTGATTTGTCTAGGGCAGTACCTGGTATGACTCCTGTTCAGATCCTTAATGCACAGCTAAAGGCAGCTGGTCTCCCAGGTCAAGTAAAACCTGGCTTTAGAGATCAACTTAGTAAGCTCAGTGATCCAGTGCTGCGTGCTATTTTCGCTCAACCTACTACTCAAGATCGCCTCAATACTACTATCATTGGTAGTGGTAATGCACCTGCTACTGTACGTACAGGTAACAATGGTTACTATGATGTAGTTGCTCTCGGTAGTGTTGCTGGTGCTGCCAATCCTCATGTGCTAGCAGCTATGTGGGCAGTAAGCAACAACTTGGGGTATGCGCCTTCTGGCGTTAAAAACGACATATATCGATTGGGTGTTGGTTCCCAGTCTCCCCTTGAAGCTACTAAACAGCTAATGCAAAGGGTTGGTAATACTGGAGGTACCCCACGGCAAGCTGCAATGGCACTTGCTCAAAGTGTTCGTCCAAATGATCCAGGGTTTGGGGAAAGAATAACTAAGATGATGCAGCGTATGGGCGTTAATGTCGATGCTATGCAAGTATCTGACTCATCAGGTGATGGTACCTTTAATGCTTTACTTCAAGCCGTCATAGGTAAGGAAAGCGGTGGCAGACCTGGTGCAGTAAATCCTGATTCAGGTGCTCTTGGTATGGGTCAAGTTATGCCGGAAAACGTAGGACCTTGGACTCAGAAACATCTTGGCCGAAGGATGACTCCTCAGGAATTTCTTGCTGATCCAGCTGCACAAAGACAAGTCGTAACAGCTCAATTACGGGAAAACTACCAATCACAACTTGCTGCTGGTTATGATCGAGATACAGCTATTCGTAGGGCAGCTGCTATCTGGTACAGCGGAAGTGGTGATAACTTCAATAGTACAAGATCCCAAGGTAACTACCCCAGTGTTAGGGATTATACCATGTCGATCCTCAACAAGGTAAATCAAACTGCTCCTGCACGTAACCAAGCATTTATGCGTCCCACCCTTGCTTACATTACAGGTGATATTGGACCTACTTCTACTGGTGAGCACTTAGACGTTAAACAAGAGAATCGCCAACGTTTTGCTGAGAATGCACTGGATAACTTCGTTGAGGTTCAAGATCCAGAGTTTGGCCGCATTAGTCTAGGGGCACTTAAGAAGAGACTTCCTGGAAGAGGCGATAGTTTTGATGAACACGTAGCACGTGGTTCTCACGGTATTGATTACCCAACTGCTAAGGGTTCTAAACTTTATATTAAAAATGGTGCTAGAGTTATTAGTAAAACACCAACAGCTCATGGGCACAAGGTTATTATTCAACTGCCGGATGGACGGCGTTTCAGTTTCTTACACGGTAAATCAGTATGACACAAACCCCCTATGTTGACGAAGAAGAACTGAAGCGCCTAGAAGCTGAAGCCCTTGCTGAAGAGCAAGCTTTACAACAGGCAGCTCCAGCTTATAGTCCTAAGACGGCTCCTCAGACAATGTACAAGGAGGCTACACCAGCAGAGAACAAAGCTGCTGGTAATGTACAGCCTGTTAAGTCTCCTCAACAACAAGCTACCCAGCAACTGATGGGTGGTGGTCAACAGCAACAACCACCTCTCAATAAAGGATCTGGCTTCATTTATGGTAGTGGTGACCCTAATGCTACCCTTGGTGAAGATATCGGTACCTATGCCCAACGTACCCTTGAGGGTCTTGGGTCCGTTGGTATGAGTATCATTGACTTTGGTATGGATGGCATTGGTCGTATTCCTGGTGCTGAGTGGATTGATGACGCCTGGGATGCTAATACTAAGTTCAAGAACCCTGGCTTTCAAAAGGTAAGGGAAGTATCTTCTATTCTTGTTCCCAGTATTGGCGTTGGTGCTGCATCACGGATAGCTACTGTTGGCATGGCTGGTGGTCCTGTTGCTCGTGGTTTGGCTGCTCTTGGTATCAACGTTGCTGGTGATGTTGCTATCAACGCTATTAGCGACCAATCAGAAGGTGAGACGGTATCGACGATTGTGAAAGAAGCGGCACCTTGGTTGCCTGTTCCTGATGCACTTGTGGTTAAGGATACTGACTCACCTGAACAACGTCGTCAACGTAACATCTACGAATCAGCTGGTATTAGTATTGTTGGTGATATCATTGGTTACTCTGCTGCTGTAGGTCGTGGAGTAATGGATTGGTTTAAGCCTAATGATACAGCAGCTAAGGAGTTTGCAGCTTCTGAGGTGTTGGTTAATGCTGATGCTGCTACTGCCACTCGTTTGTCTGAGATCGATACTCAACGTATGGAACTCCAACAACAGCTCGATCAGGTAGCCTCCACACCGGCTCTTGATTCGGAGACACGTATGGCACAGCTGGAGATCATCAATGAACTAGATAGTCAAATCAAAGCATTAGATGGTGAGTCCAACTATCTCAGCAAACAGTACGCTGATACCGGAGCCTCAGACCTCACTGAGAGCCCCCTAGAATCGTTTGTAGAGCGTCAACAGGTCAGCCGTGATAGTCAGATCGATGAAGTAGGCAAGGGACGCCTTATGGACGATCCTGAGGGGGCTAGTGGTGTAGACCCTATGATTACACCTAACATGTTCCCTGAGGGTTCTACTGCTGCTCTTAGCATTCCTCCTGGTAACATTGCCCGTAACATGGCAGACACTACTGCTATCAAGCTTGGTAACAGTGGTGGTACTCCTGCTCCTATCCTTTCTGAGCGTGCCTACTATGACCTTAGTAAAGGCAATGCTGTATCACGTAACCTTATCGAGGACCTAGCTGAAGGCACTCGTGCTACTGGTAACTTTGATGCTATTGTCGATGGCTTTAGGTACACCAAAGCTCAAATGAGTGATAGTGCCTGGAAGATCTACAATGACATCATCGGTACGGATAAGGTATCTGATCTTAAGAACCTGTTCCTTGATGCACGAGACGTTAAACATTTGCTTGATGGTCGTGCTATTAAGTATGTTAATGATGTGCAAGCAGAAGCTATTGGTTATGCTATGCGTGAGTTGACTGATAAATACATCGGTCAAGTTGTTACTGAAACATCAGCTCGTGCTATGGATACAGTAGGACGTGA